CAGAGCCAGAGGTCGATCTCTTGAGGAGGATGGGCGAGGAAAGAAAGTATTTGAAAAGAAAGCTAACTATCTGTTATGGAAAGCTAGGAAAAACGAACTCAGGATTTTACAGGACGTAGAAAAGGGTTCAGAGGTTTCGCATCAAACGGAGTCGGTTGCTCCGCTCCAAGACCAGATGCGAGATGGTGCGAGGAGTGGTTCACCCGAACTCTCCTCGCCACTCATCTTAGCAGATTGGAATCTGTCAATCTATAGCGGCGAAGCTCCCGAGCAAGAATGGTTGATAGAAAATATCCTTCCCAGACGGATTCCTGGTCTAGTTGCCGCAGTCGGTGGACTCGGTAAATCCTTTATCCTTTTAGATCTGGCTATGAAAGTTGCTGGTGGCGATCAGGGAATGCACAAAGAGCGAGCTTTGGGCGGTGATGTTATCACAAATGGAAAAGTTGTTTTTCTCACAGCCGAGGATTCTAAAGATGGAGTCCACAGAAGATTACGAAATATCGCTGGTGCAAGTCTATTCGATCGGGCAAGTGGAAACTTAATAGTTGTACCATTGCCTGATGCTGGAGGTGCAAAGCCTCTAATTCAAAACAGCATGGGTCAGTACACCACAACACCAATCTTTGAGAGTATAAGATCCCAGCTTATCGAAATGGGCGATGTCGCTCTAATAATCTTTGATCCTCTTCAAGCATTCGCCGCCGCAGATATAAATACAGATCCAGCCGCCGCACAATTTTGGTGGTCAAATATCTCAGAATTATGCGTAGCCACTGGAGCAAATGTCCTTGTAGCTCACCACATGAGGAAGGAAGGAACATTCAGCATCAAGAAGTCAGTCCATGCGAGAGAAGCAATTAGAGGCACTACAGCTCTCGTAGATGGAGCCAGATGGGTTTATGGACTCTGGCAAATGCCTGAGAGTGACGAGGTTGTAGTCGCTCAGAAAATGGATTTTGAATCTGGAGTTGGAAACTGCGTTATGGGCGGCATCGTAAAAGTTAACGATCAGGCTGATAATACTCCAAGAGCTTTTATCCGAGATGAATCTGGATTGCTGATCGACCGAACAATCGAAGTTGATACGATATTAGAGCAATCGGCAAAGCTGGATAAGTTACAAACTACAGAAATATTCTCAGAAATTAATCGCAGATGGGGAACTGAAGAGCCGTTCTCAATCGCTACAAATACGACCAGATCCCTTCAAGCCTACTTGCTTTCCGAGTACGGAATGCCGAGGAGAGCTGCAAAGGGATATATTGAAGCATGGCAACAGCAAGGTTTTATCGAAAATGCTGTTCATGATTCCAGCAAAAAAACAAAAGGGGTGAGGGTCGTGAGAACCCCAGATGAGAGGTAAAGCATGAAGTGTTGGCATTGTAATTCAGAATTGCGGTGGGGTGGAGATCAAATGTTATCGGAACAAAATGGTGATGATGACGAATTTTTCTCAATGGTTACAAACCTCACTTGTAACAAATGTAAATCTGAAGTTGTCGTCTATTTACCAAAAAAAGAGGAGAGCAAAAATAATGAAAAAATATAAAACAGAAATCGAGCAACATACTTGTGTCCTTTGCGGCAATCCCATCGATGTCCACCCGAATGGACACAGAGAAGGATTTAAAGCCGAACCAGTAGCGAAAGGGAATTGCTGTACGCATTGCCACTGGACAATCGTAATGCCAGCCAAACAGCCAGAAAACAGCGATCCAGACGGAGGGGATTTTGAAGGGAGTCCAATATGAATAAATCTGAATTTGAAGAGAAGTATCCAGAGCTGGCACTGCAACCGATCAAGAAGGATCAAAGATTTGGATACACAGTAAATGTCAAAAAGCTCAAACGAGCCTCGGGCAAAAGAAAAGCATATCCGCATAAAATAGGATTTAAGAAACGATGAACCGCTACGACAAAGCTGAACGAGTCCGTCAAGCACTCCAAATGTGGGCTTATTACGATAAGAGAGATGTCGAAAGTCCACAGCTTAAAAAGGAAAGAGGGCAGTATCACAACCAGGTTTTGAGACAATTTGAAGAGCTAATCGAGCCACTTTTCATTACTTCCGCATACGGAAGTGAAGGGGGGGAAGGCTCGAAAATGACGGAAGTAAGGGGGTTGAACACCCCAAAATGGCGGAAGTAGCGAAATGAAAACAGCAAAAAGTTGCGGAAGTAAGCGGAAGTGGACGGGTTTTGGAACGGAAGTAGTACCCCATACCCCTTATGTATTACTTCCGCATAGGGAAGTTAATACTACAGAGGTATGATATGGAATTGTATGTTCTTTTGGTATTTATGAAATTCTCAGATCAGGAAAGCTGTCATTTAGCGGCTAAGAAATATTATCCAGATGAGAAAGTTGAATGCACAATGTTCATAGATCATCTTCCAAGAGCTATGCCTCCTCCTCTTAATCGACCAGAGATTTGGTCATGCGAAAAAAGGCCGAAGCTATGTCTAAAAGATTAACCTATCAGAATAGGTACACAAGAAACCAAGCTGTCAGCTCAACCAAAAAAGCTGATGAGACTTATTACTCACCCCCGATGTGGGGATCTGGTGATTGGAGATTTCCTTTGGTGATGGCAATAATGGATTCTGTCGATGATAAAGTTAAGAAGCTCGAACAAAGCTGGGGAATGGGAAGATTGGAGAGATTGGCATCTCCAGCTCTAGCTCTGAAATTTGAACAAGCTCGGCTGAATTGGAAGGAAGCCTGTAATAAGGACGATCACATTTATTTAGTCCAGAAGGGAAATAATCTAATTGCTGGATGGGAAGCATTAGAGAAGTACGCAATTTCACAAGGTCACAAACCTACAGATGGAAACATTATTTTTATTGTAGCTCCTGTAGATTGTAATAGCCGACCCATAGCAATTATCGAACACGCACATCTTTCCAAACAGATTGATCCGCAATCTGTAGCGAGGACATACACCTACGATGAACTCTGTCGGATTATCAAGTTCTGGGAAGAGAAAATGGAAACTGTAACAGAAGTTAAAAATTTATTTCATGGATCAACAATCGAGGAGGTAAAACCACATGATAAAAAACAAGGAAAATTGGAAAGAGATGATGACAAAAAAATCGAAGAAGATGAAATCCCCTTCTAAAATAGTTTCCGGTAATCCTCCAGAAATGGATTCTGCTGAATTGGAATCTGCCTTAATGAAATCTGTCAAAGTCCAACCCAGGATTTCAATGCTGGAGGAGGTAATCGATCTGGTGGGATCTAAAAGAAATTCTGAGTATGGTGAGCCAGATGAAAACATGGAACGGACAGCAAAACTGTTTAGCACATATCTTGGAGCACGATCTGGAGATACAATTAATGGAAAAGATGTGGCGATGTTCGGGATCTTACTTAAAATCGGTAGATTAATAGAAAATCCTAATTCTCTCGATCAGTGGAAGGATATTGCTGGATATAGCTCGATTGGCTATCAAATTATGAAAAACAGCAAAAATAGACGCTCAAATTTAGCCACTGAGGGGGGTTAAAGGGTTTCTATGATATAGGAGTACCCATAAAAAAACCCCGATTTCTCGGGGTTCTTTGATTCGCTAATTATGTTGTTTACTTATTATTCGCTTCCCACTCTCGATCAAGAATATCCAGATTGATAGGATTGTCTGAATAGGTCATTTGAATGCAGTACAAAGTATAAGTAATCTCGATCTCTGTTCCGATTGGAAAAGGAATTACAGATCCAGCTAGATCTATTGTAGGCTTGTTCCCATCTTCATAGCTGGGATCAGTCCTTCCAGATACCTTATAGTCTCTCATTCCCTCGTATGGATGAATATCTGGAAAGCCGCCATTCTTTGCGGCCTCCAATTTTTCTTCCTCTGAAAGTTTACGGATCAAATCTAGGTACGCATGATTTTTGGAATTTTTAGCAATATTAAAAATTTCACCTCGAAAGAACTTAGCATTGAAAAGCCGCTTACCTTCAAGATAAATACGTCTGCGGCCTCTATGCTCTCGGATTGTATAAAGCTGATTAACTATCATTGGCTTGTCTCCTTTTCATTGCTTCCATCGGGTGACTATCCCAATAATCATCCTCGGCTTGCTGATCTTTTTCCTCCATTAATTGTTCCAGCTCCAGCTCCTTGATCTGGGCATTAATTTTTCGGATGAACTCATCAATATCGTAGACGCACAAATGCGGTTCTCTGTCTATATAGTCTTTGATTTCGTCTGGTTCTAAATAACAAGACTCCGTTGAAATGCGTCCTTCGAGTTCTGCGAGTTTCTCGATCGCTGGGATTGCCTTTTCATAGTCCTCATCACCTTTGAAGATCCCGATTATTTCTGCGGCACTGTTTTCTAGGTAAGCCACACAAGAAAAATCCGCATAATGGATACTATTATTCACAAAAGTTTGATCTACGTTGCAATAGAAATACGCTTGTTGCATCGAACCATTAACGTCATCATAACCAGCGACAAACTGTATTCCCAGATCGTTTGATTTAGGAAAATAATCATAGTGTACTTTTACTATAACCTCCTTGCCGTATGAGCGATCTTTAAAGGTATCAAGATCAATCAATTCAAAATTCAGATTATCGGCTAAGTATTCCGCAACATCTCTTTTGGTGGGCTTGTGTCCGAAAACAGCGACACTATCTTCATCATCAAGCCTTCTGTATCTAAGAGTGTAAACAAATTGTGGGTTCTTATTCATTACGCACCTCCAATCGCATAACCGATCATCAAGGTGAACCAGCATAAGAATACTATGCCGATTATCCCCAGAATTTCGCCTATCAGGGTGGCTGGAGATCTCAAGTAGAACTTGAGTGCCTCCTTTAATATTTCACCTACTGTGGTGTCATTTTTTTTAAGCATTTGTTGCTCCTATTTTTTTCAATGCGGCTGGCATCATCAGATCACTCCGACCAAAGAGTGATGACAGCTCCCGAAGGAGCTGTTTCGCCTAGTCTGCAAATCCTCGGCTGACTATCCTCCACGCTTCTTTAAGATTATTTATGCGGTTTGCTATTCCGTCTGTGTCTGGTCTTCCATAAGATTGGATATGCCAATTAATTTCACGATCCATGATTTCCATAGCAGTTTGCCAGCTCATTGGATCATCTGCCCAATCGGGTAGCTTTTCGATTATTGCTTGCTTAGTCATTGGCTTGCTCCTCTCGCTCAAGTTGACCGCAACAATCTGAACACGCGATGCGATCATCAGTACCAATATTTGAAAAAGCAGTTCCATCTGAGAATGCCGATCCTTCTCCATCATTTTTGATTTCTGCGGAACAAAAATCACAGTTTAAATTATTCATTTTCTAATCCTCCATTTATTAATGCTATGCGGTTGACTGTGATTAATGCTCGACCAATGAGTTCTTTTTCTTCACGATTTAATCGAGCATTTTTAAGGCTGGCTCTTAATGAAGCACCAGCCGAGAGACAAAGGCTATTGGTCATCTTAGTGACGTTTCCTTTGTAGGTTTGGTTTAGTGTTTCAAGAACTTGATACTCCCGAGATCCGAAAAGTAATTGCTCTTGAAGTTCTGGTGAAGGCTCAACAGTGATTTTGTGTCCTTCTTCGTAGGCTTTTTCTAAAAGATCTTTCATTTCTGTTGCTCCTTCATTTTTAAAATTCTGACCATGATGACTTTCTTATCGCATTCAGAACAGCATCGACCCTTTGGCTTTATCGGATATGGGTTAGCTCCTAATCCTCGGAAACTATCGCCACAGATCACACAGACAGTTAGGTTATTATTTTTCATATTGTTGCTCCTTGAATTGATCCCCATTGATTAGCCATTGCGGAAGCTACAGAAGGAAAGAATTTACTCCTGATTTTCCATCGGTTTTTGCTGGGAGCTGCTGAATGACATTCATGCCTTGCAGTCTTGCCATCCAGCGTTCCTGTTCGCTCTAGCTTGGGGAGGTTCCTCAACCAGAGACAAGTTGCTTTTGATACGTTGTCTGGATCATCTTCAGACTGAGCAAAGTGCCAAGGTTGGATTGTTTGTGCGGCTGGTTCGAAATTCTTAATCCTCTCTTTTGCGTAGCGGTGCATGATCGGATTTTCTACAGCCACATGGGGAATATGGGAGACATTCCAGAGAGTTGAAAACAAATCACAACCCTCTTCCAGCTCTTCCCACATTTGTTCTTTAGTTTTGTTTGGCGGTGGAGTGTGCAACCATCTGACACCAGAATTGCACAATCTTGTGCATGGTGGGTGACACACTATCAACATATCCCAAGACGATCCCAAAACATTCCGAACATCATCTTGGATATGCCGATTGCTCGGAGTGTCTGACGGAAGAACGTCAACACTCCAAGCATCGTGTCCAGCCTTGTTGAAGGCATCTCGCACAGTACCGCTAGTCTCGCAAGCGACTAAAACCATCATGGTCTTAGCCTCGACCCCAAGCCATTCTCTCAAATTGAAATTCAAGAGAAGTCATGGTCTGCGTCTTGTGCTTAATCATCTTCCCATCTTCAAGACGATAATAGCCAACGATTAAATCTGGAGATCTTGCACCTCGGGATTTTTTCATCACCCTGACCATTTGATAGTCTTGTGCGTTATTTTTCTTTTCCGCAAAAACATCAAAAATTCTTTGAAGTTGTTTCCCCATATCTCCCAAAGTCTTGGCTGGTGAAGAAATAGTTAGTCCGTTAGACGGATTGTATTGGTGCGGTAAACAATAATAATACATAAGTATTGCTCCTTTTTAGTTAAAGTTAATGTTGAAAATGACGACCAAATCAAATCAACAAAACCATTTAGCCTGAAATTTACTGTTTCGTCAAATTTTTTCGTGCATTATATATAGGGGAAACAATACGGAAGGATCGGAAGTATGAATTTAACTCGGAAAAGAACACTCTCAGAACAGCAACAAGAGTTCTGCAATTACTTGGTAAAGGAAAACAAGAATCCAACGGAAGCGGCTAGATTGTCTGGCTATGCTCATCCTAAACAGAGTGCATATTTATTGACTAGAAACCCTACAGTTTTAACAGCTCTGCGGCTGTTAAGACAAACCACCTATCAAACCGATCTTGCCAGCTTGGCGGCAAATACCCTCAAGGAAGTAATGCAAGATCCTGACTCAAACCCAAGTGCCAAAGTGTCTGCGGCTCGTACAGCTCTTGAGCTGGCTGGGGATCTGGGCAAGAACTCGGAGGAGCTGGCGAATGGTAAAAATCTAGGAGAGATGACACCCGAGGAGCTGGGGAGTCTTATCGATAGGTGGGAGGGAGAGCGTTCCAGCTTGGCAAAAGATATCACTACTCCGCAAAAAGACGAGGAAGTTCTATAAAATAAGGGGATCGAATGGTTCAATTAGAACTATTCGGCTTTTTTTTAATTAATATATACCTCCCGATGCCGACCCCACCCCCTAGCCTATCCCACCAAATTCCTGGTGTGTGATTTAGGACTTCCGTATAAATTTTTCGGAAAAGTGAATCTTTTGTCGGCCTTGTTGAATTAAGAGATTCACCTATGTATAATACAATCAACAAATTAATTTGGAGGAGTTATATGGCACAGCCTAGAGATTATACGAGGCAGTATAATTTTTCAGATTTTCAAACGACAAGTCCATCAGATCCTTTACCAGCCGCTAAAGTAGATAGCGAATTAAATGCTGTTAAACTTACTCTTGATGATCTGAATACAAACATTGCCCTTGTCCAGCGTGATGATGGAAAAATAAAAAATAATGCTGTTCACAAAGATGCTTTTGACACAGGAGCATTAGCTCTCATAAATGCCACTGGTTATACTCCCAAAGGAGATTGGGCGACATCTACATCATATTCGGTTAATGATTTGGTCGATTTTAACTCTGCGACCTATTTAGCCACTTCAGCTCATACATCTGCCGCCGCTTTTGCTACTGACCTTGCCGCTAATAAGTGGCTCTTAATGGCTAATGCGGCGATTGCAACAACAGCCTCCGCTGTTGATAAGTTCGAGGGTACAGGAAGCCAAACTGCTTTTACTCTATCTTATACCTATGCCTCCAATACATCGGTGTTGGTTTTCGTAAACGGAGCATTGCGTAATCCTGGTGATGATTATTCTATATCAGGAACAACTTTGACTTTCGTTACAGCACCCTCGACCCCATCTGTCTCTGGAAACGAGAATGTTATTGTCTGGGGAGCTTCAGTGGTTGCTCAAGCGGCGAAAGAGTCTGCCGCCAGTTCACAAACCAATGCTTCTGGTTTTGCTAACGAGGCACAATCTTGGGCATCTAAGGTTAACGGAATAGTGGAATCGACCGATTATTCCTCGAAAGCATGGTCAATCGGTGGAACAGGGGTAGATAATGGCTCTGGATCGTCTAAAGATTGGGCGACAAAGACTTCTGGCACAGTAGGTAATACGAGCGAATATTCGGCGAAATATTACGCTACGAATGCTAATGTGGGTACTGTGGCGACAAATATTGCTAATGTTAATACTGTTGCTGGCTCCAATACTCAGCTTGGTCAGGTTGCTGGTCAGATCAGTCCTACGAATAATATTTCGACTGTTGCTGGTGCTGTTACTAATATTGGTACAAATGCTACGAATATCTCAGATATTAACACTTGTGCGACCAATATTTCGGCAATTACAGGAGCAAGTACCCAAGCTACGAATGCCGCAAATTCTGCTACTGCAAGTGCAAATTCGGCTACAACAGCTCAGAATTATGCCACTGAAACAGATTCCTTAGTTACTGGAACTTCTGACGATTCTGCTAAATCTTGGGCGATTGGCGGATCTGGCGGATATAACATGAAAAGTGCTGGTAAAGGGGATGCAAAATCTTGGGCAACTTATACCACAGGAACAGTAGATGGCACAGAGAAAAGTGCTAAAGAGTACGCTATTGGTTCACAAGGACGAGGAAGTGCTGGAGGTGGTTCTGCTAAAGATTGGGCAAGCTATGTAGATGGCAGTAATACTGTTGATGGTACGTTGTTTTCAGCTAAATATTATGCCAATCAAGCGGCGAACTCTGCGGCGAGTGCTGGCAATAGTTTGTCCTCGTTTCAAGCGGTATGGCAAGGTTCTGGAACTTCACCTCCTAGCGGCGGCACTGTTTCGACAGGAGATCTATTTTTTAACACAACATCGGGCAATCAAAGGCTTCAAGTTTACAATGGGTCTGCTTGGGTTGATGCGGCGGTTGATGCGAGTAGTGTTGCATCTCCTGGTTTTGCGATTGCAATGAGTACGGCTTTAGGTTGAGGAGACTATAATGGCACAAAATTTCAAACAGATTAAGCTCCGAAAAGTGGGAACGGCGGTGACGGATATTCCTGATGGAAGTGACTTTCCGACAGGTTTTCATACGCTGATTGGGCTAAATTTATCGAATAGAACGAGCAATGCGATCACTGTTTCGGCTTATATAACAAATAACCTTACGGATGCTGACGATGATCCAACAGGGGATAATAAAGAGTTTTATATTGTAAAGGATATGACCATTCCATCTGGTTCGTCTTATGCCTACGACTCCAAGATTGTTTTGCTGGGAAAAGATGGATCTGGGAATAATGGAGATCGGATTTGGGTTCAATCAAGTGCAGCCGATTCTTTAGATGTGATAGCCAGCTATGTTCAAGATATTTCGACATAAGGAGTGTGTAAATGGCCTATGTTGGCAATAAACCTGATGTAAATTATACCTCGTTTCAGAAACAGGATTTGACCGGTGCAACTGGTGGTACATTGACGTTATCGACACCAGTTACAAATGCAAATGACATACAGCTTTTTATTAATCATGTTAGACAGGAAAGTGGTACTAGTTATACCGCGAGCGGAACGACTGTAACCCTACAAGGATATACAGTTTCGGCTAGTGATGACATTTATGTAATCTATCATCAGGCTTTTCAAACAACCCAGCCTCCAGATGGGAGTGTCGGAACTGCCAAGATAGCAGACGATGCTGTGACAAGTGCCAAGTTGGACACAAATATAGCGATTGATGGGGATTTGACTGTAGATACAAATACCTTAAAGGTGGACTCTTCAAATAATAGGGTGGGTATAGGTACTTCTCCATCCCATCCTTTTCATCTCGTAACATCTACTGATGGTACTGGTGTAAGTGGTGATGACACATGGGCGGCAGTTATTCAGAATGCCGAAGCTACGGATGCAAGAAGTTATGGTTTAAAAATTATGGCTGGCTCAACTACTGACCAAGCATTTGCTATAACAGACCATGATGGCTCAAATGATTTGATGGCGGTTACAGGTAGTGGTTATGTAACAACACCAAAAAAGCCATATTTTCATGCTTATGGAAATAGTGGTCAATCATGGAGTGGAAGCCAAGCCTATCAAGTTGTTATATTTAACAATGTTTATGAAAATAATGGAAATCATTATAATACAAGCACCTATACCTACACTATCCCTGTAGCTGGTGCTTACTTTTTCTGGTACACTTTTACTAATCAAACAGATAGCTCTACTGGCCCAGAAGCATATTTAGTTTATACTCCGTCTGGAGGCAGTTCTTCTTATAGAGCACCCACTATTTCATACGCTCCTTATTATACGACTGTAGGTAATAGTGCAGTTATTAATTGTGCTAAAGACGCTACAGTTAATGTCAGACTTATTAACAATAATAATACTAGTTTTACGATAGGCGGTGACAGAAGCACCTTTGGTGGATATTTGATAGGATAATAAAATGGCAGATAAACATTCTTGGGAAGTATTTAGAGATTATAGAAATAATTTATTAGCTCAATGTGATTGGACACAAGCGGCAGATAGTCCTTTGTCTAATAGCAAAAAAAACGAATGGAAAACTTACAGACAAAAGTTACGAGATTTGCCAAAAACAGCAGATCCTAAAAGTGGGCCACCTCCGTATATAGATAATGTAACATTCCCAACAAAGCCGTCATAGGAGGAATAGATGCCAATATCAAAATTACTCCCAGCAAGTTTTGAGCAACCTAATCCGACCAATTTGATAATTAATGGTGCGGCAGAAGTTCAGCAACGTGGTGATCTGAGTGTCTCTGCTGGTGTAACTAATGAAGGTTTTGCTCCAGATCGCTTTCATGTTTTGCTTTCTAATATGGGTCAGTTGGCTGGAACATTTACGACTGTTGAGGATGCTCCTGATAACACTGGCTTAACAAGGAGTATTAAATGGACAACAACTACACCAGAAAATGCTATTGATTCAAACGAATTATATTCTATT